GCCGCGAGGCCATGGAGCGCGCGGAGCTTGTGATAGCCGTCGTGGACGGCGGCGGTGAGGTCACCGATGAGGATATGGAGATCATACACGCCGCGGAGCACGCGAGAAAAGGTCTGGTCGTGCTCTCGAAGGCTGACCTCGGCCATGTCTGTCCTCCGCCTGAGACGGTGCTCCCCTGCGTCACGGTGAGCTCCGTTACCGGCCAAGGGCTCGATGAGCTCGAAGCGGCCATAAAGGCGCTCTTCCCGCTGCCGCAGGTTCCTGCCGGCGAGATACTCACGAACGCGCGTCAGGCCGAGGCGATATCCCGTGCGCTTGAGAGCATGGACGCCGCCTTTGCCGCCATGAACGACGGATGCACGCCCGACATCGTCCTGACCGAGACTGAGGAAGCGATGTCCGCCATAGGTGAGCTCACCGGCCGCAGCGTCCGCGAGGATGTTACGAACAGGATATTTGAACGCTTCTGCGTAGGAAAGTGAAACAGCATGAATTATAAAACGATAGACATGGAAACCTTCCCCCGCCGCGCGCACTTTGAATATTTCAAAGGCCTTGCCTACCCGTATGTCGGCTTCACGGTCAACGTCGATATAACCGAGTTTCTCGCCCAGCAGAAGCGGCTTGGCCTTCCGTTTTATTTTGCGCTGTCCTACTGCGCGACCCGCGCGGCGAACAGCGTGCCAGAGTTCCGTCGGCGCATACACGGGGACGGCATCATCGAATACGATTGGTGCCACGGCTCGCATACCGTCGCCCTGCCTGATGAGACCTACTGCTACTGTACGCTCGACTGCCGCATGCCGTTTGATGAGTACCTGCCGCGCGCCGCGGAAGCGTGGGAGCGCGCAAAGGCAGCCTCTTCGATTGAAGACGGCGAGGACGCGGATTCGCTGCTGTTCTTTTCGAGCATCCCATGGATGAGCTTCACCTCCGTCATCCAGCCGACGCCCTCCCCTGCCGACTCGAACCCGCGCATAACCTGGGGAAAGTATTTCCGTCAGGACGATAAGGTACTGCTCCCGCTCGCGGTGCTCTGCAACCACGCGCTTGTGGACGGGCTGCATGTCTCGCAGTTCTACTCCGCGCTCGACCGCGAGCTTGCGGAGCTGACGGCTCAGCTTTGCGCTGCATCCGGTAATTAAGGAGCTTCCCGGTGCATTTTGCCCGATTTACTATTGACATCAGCCCCGCTGTGTGCTATCATAATCCAGCAACATCGGCATGCAGAAGTACCCAAGAGGCCGAAGGGGCTCCCCTGCTAAGGGAGTAGGTGTCTAAAAAGCACGCGAGGGTTCAAATCCCTCCTTCTGCGCCAAAGATACCGAAAATCGTTAAAAATGGCGATTTTCGGTATCTTTTTTGTTGTTTTCATTTTGTTTTTGGGCTTCCAGTTTCCTGCGAAAGTGCTAAAAAATTACAACGCGGCTCGGCACGTTTCAATGCGTAGCCTACATCGTAGCCTACAAATTTTACAGTTCCCGGAGACGCCGCATGACCGCGCTATAGGTGCGGGGCTGCATCACCTGCAGGCTTTCCATGAGTTCATCCATGATTTTCCACGCCGCGCCCGCATCTTTCCCGCTCACCGCCATTAAAAAATCGCTGTCCGCGGCATCTACGACTACAGTGTTCTGCTGTATGTGCATCTCAGTCGGGGCAGCTGCCCTTGAATAGAGCCGCTCATATCGCGGCTCTATTCTTTCGTCGGATTTCTTCATTTCGGCGCGGATCACATACAGGTTGGCGAGCTTGGCATAGTTCGGATAGCTTGACTCTTCATACTCGAGGCGGGCTATCTCTTTATTGATCTCCTGCGTGTCGAGCATAAGAACTCCCTCCCGTCAGCTGTCGAGCTCGTTCATGCAGCGGCGGATAGCCTCGCGAGTGCGATCGTCGTCAGCGTCCCGCATCATGTCCTCCATCTGTGAACGCATGCGCTCGCGGGCGTCGGTGCGGCTGTAGTGGCCGCGTACATAGTGCTGTCCGCGGTGGGCGTAGCTGCTGCCGCGCCCGTAGCGTCCGCGCATATCCGCCTCCCATTCACCCGCGCGACTATAACCGCCGTCTTCTTCGTACATCTCTATCTTGTAGATGTTTTTCACGGTGTCGGTCAGCTTATGGACGATGTCAAGATCGCCCGCTCCAAGTTCGGGCTTCTTTGCGATCTCGTCAAGCTCTCGGCAGAGCTTCTCGCAAATGTCTTCAAGTGCTCTTGTGCTCATGGTTTACTCCTTTCATGCGACACGCTCAACTATGAGGTTGGCGTTCGCGAAATTGATAGCCTGCCCGCTGGTGTTCTCCACCGCTACGGTGAGGCAGCAGCCGCGCGGGACGTCGATGTTTGCGGCGACGTATATATTGCCGTACTGATCGACTGCAGCAGGCGTGACAATGCCTGTGGCGCTGTTCAGAGGTTCGCCGTTGACGGCTATCGCCGCCGAGATCGCGCCGACGGTGCCGCCGGTCGGCAGGGCGATATTAGCCCCGAACGAAACCTTGAACCGCGCGCGGCACTGGTTCGTCAGGCCGCGGAGCGTTACGATGCCCGCTCCCTCGCGATGGACGATGCAGGGGTTACCGGATACCGTCTCCTCGGTAAACGGGACATTCTGCCCCGCTGCGACGGTCGTAGTGTTTGCATTTGTGTATTCAGCCATTTTTCTATTCATCCTTTCAAAAAGCACGGCGAGGCATTAAGCCCCGCCGTTTGTGTTGATATCAGCTCATGGGGCTGAACATGTCGATTATTCCGACAAGTTGAGCGCTATGCTGTTGTCAGCCAACACCGCAGCAGCTACCGTAGGCAGCTGACGCCCACGGGTTGCAAGTGATGTACGCCGGAGCAGGAGCCGGACGGAGCGTCGAAACAAGGTAGTTGTTCTGCGCAGCCTGAGATGCGGCCAGCTTCAGGCTGGCGTTCTCGGCTTCCAGATCCCTCATCTTGCTGCTCTGGAGATAGTCCAGGATAGCTCTGCTGTTGGCGTTCTGGTTGTCGATGATGTCGCGGGTAGCGTTCTGCACGGTGTTGCGCGTGTCGCAGGCCTGAGTAGCCATGTCGTAGCGCACCTGCGCTATCGCCTCGCGATTCTGGCAGCAGCAATCAGAGATCGACTGCTGCAGCGCGAAGAACTGCTGCATGAACGTCATCTGAGCGTTGCATCTCGCTACCTCCGCCGCTGAGAATCCAGCGTTGACCGCCTGGGTGACCCCGGCAAAGCCGTTGAGCATCCCGGTGTTCATCGCGTAGAAGCCATCACAGATGCCGTTATTGACACTGTCGAGCTTGCGCTCGACGTTCGCAAAGTCGGACGTGAGGACGTAGCCGTCCATCACACCTCCATTATTGCCGCCCCAGCCGTTACCGCCCCAGCCGAACGCAGCGAGGAAAAACAGGATGACGATCCAGAACAGACCGCCGCCCCAGCCGAAGCCGTCGCCGTTCGAGTTGGCAGGAGTCACCGGCATGGTAAAGGGAACGTTATCGGAAAGACTCATTTTGTGTTTTCTCCTTTCGGAATTTTTTAATTTATCTTAATCGTGGCCACGATATAGATTACTTGAGGAACTGCATGAACTGCTGCGCGAGTCCCTGCACCTGATTGAGCTGCTGCTGGGATATTCTCCCGCTCTGCAAGAGTTTCTCCACTTCCTGCCTTGGGTCTCCCTGAAAGGTCGTGCGGAATCGCTGAAACTTCTGCATCATGTTCTGGAACTGTCCGGCCATGCCGGGCATCCGCGGCGCAGCCTGCTGTGCGCCGCCGAGTGCCTGAAAAATTGAATTACTCATTTGCCGTAGCCTCCTCACTCTGCGTCTTGCGCTGTTTCTTGGCCGTCAGCGCCGCCACCTGCGCCGCCAGCGCATCAAACTCCGCACGGGGTACGTATTCAACGTTCTGCGGCTGCGACGCCGCTACGGGCGCCTGTGACGGCTGTGTGCGCTCCGTGTAATCAAAGATGCGCAGCGGCAGCGGCATCCCGCTCTGATCTGCGCTCTTAATGCAGAAAGTCGGATTTTCGCTGTCGAACAGCAAAACGCTATTTCCGGCAGCAACCAGGAACGCTTTCATCCCTGCCTCGCCCTGTACCCAGTTCACGCCGCCCTGCTGTGTGGCTGCGGGCGTGGGTGCCGGCTGCTGGGGCTGCGGAGCGTACTGCTGGGCGCGCATCTGCGCGAGGTTATCCATCATCGGTGGATTGTAAGCCGGGTAAAACTGCTGTGGCTGATATGCTGGGAACTGTGGAGAATAATTCATGATTTCTGCTCCTTCCATACATACAACGGGATTTCATCGCCTGAATCCCACGCGTCAAAATAGTTGCCGTCCTGCACCGCTACGACGTGTCCGCTCAGGGCGAGGATATACGTGCCGCGTGGGTGCTCTTCCGAGAAGAGCTTCACCGTGTAGCACTCCGGGCATTTATCGGGAAGCGCCGTGCGCGTGTAGCCTTTCCTGTGGAGATAAGCGCCCCACACTGCATTTGCGCTCGGCATATCCGACAGCTCGAAGCCTGTCACGGCCAGCTCAACAAAGGTCTTGTCCCAGCTTTCCCCCGTGGCCTTGCACAACGCCCTGATCACGCAATCACCAACCGAGTGTCCCGCTGGGTTAGGGTTAAAATGTACATACATGCGCATCACCTTTTTCTGCTTAAATTCTAAGATAAAAAAGGGCAGGTAACATGTCCGTTACCTGCCGGGAATCTGTCAGTAATCTGTCTCTGGATATATGAAAGAGCGGCGCATAGCGCGCCGCTCTAAATCGTTTCCGCTATTTTATTCTTAATGCTCCGGATGCGCCGGTTTATCGTCTCCACGCTGCAGTTCTGCCTGCTGGCAATCTCCAGCAGTGATAAACCGTCAGCCCTCATATTCAGAATCGCTTTCTCTTCGATTGTGAAGCCGCACTCGGCTATGAATTTTTCACGGAGTGCCGTTGGGAATTGCAGTTTTGCCTTCTTGCCGGGGGTCGTCAGATCGGATAACGCGTCTATCGGTATCACCGCCAGTCAGAGCAGAGAAAAGCAGCTCTGTAAGATTTTCTGATTTTTCATCAATGCCGTTGATCCGGCAAAATTCTTTGACGGTTGCAGTCACGTCAATACCTCTCTATCGGTTTACAAGGATTTTTCTGTTTGTGCCGGGGGCACGCCCACATCAATGCCCCGCGTAGGTACGCAGGCCTTCGACTGCACGCGGCATCTGTCGCTTATTCGTTCTGAGTTTCGTCAGCCTCGATTATTTCAACGGGCGGCTCGTGATCTGAATCTATCTTGTCTTTATAATTTCTGAGCCACTTCTTAAGCCATTCCGGGATAGGCGCGCCGAGCTTTCCTGCATTCTCAATGATGCTGCCGAGCTCCGTTATTATGTACCAGAGCAGCACGACCGGAGTTATAAGCGTCCCGAACGTTATGCCGATATCTATGCCGGCTCCGTTGATAATTACACTAATTGCTATATCGCAGAGCGCCGCCACAAGCACGGCGACGATCTCGCCCAGCTTGTGCCACAGTCCCGCTCTCGCTACGGCGGACGACCAGTCCCCGGCGCTCTTCGCGGCCCAGGTTCCCGTAGCATAGTCGAGGACTATACAGGCGATCCAGATGATTACTGCCCAGCCGACCCAGCCCCACAATGCTGTGAGGAAGGCTATCGCTGCAACAATCCACGCCTTGAACTGTAAGGCTTTGTCAGGTGCATTCATTTTCGTTTCTCCTTCATGTTGTCAAAAATCAGGGTTTTTCGTGCATATAGTTATTTGCCGCGCTGGTTCATTCAAGAATTTTCGTCATTTCCGTCACCTCCCCACTATGCTTTTGTACGTGTCTTTCCCGCAGATACCGTCAGCTTCAAGGCCGTGCTCTGCCTGATAGGCCATTAGCATATTGCGCGTCCTGGTTCCAAACTCGCCGTCGATCCACTTAGGATCATAGCCGAGATACTTCAGCGCCGCCTGAAGCATAGCGACGACTACGCCGGTCTGTCCGTCCTCCAGCATGGGCAGCTCGACGGTGACATAGCGTGTCGGTTTCTTCGCGGCAGGCACCGTGTCCGGTTCTGCTCCGGTGTACCTGAGTACACAGTCCCACGGATAGTTGTAGTACCCGCGTGTGTATATCTCGCGCCCGGTCTGGTCGCCGGTTCGGCCTCCGGTCGTAGTGCCATATTCGTTGATGCTTGCCTGCACGAGCTGTCCGCCGCCGATATACAGGGCGGTGTGATGCACGTGGTTTAAGAGCACATCCCCGCGCTCAAGCCCCGCGCCGGTCGAGAGATCAACGCTGCCGGTCACGTCCTCAAAGCCGCAGCGCAGCATATCCCCGCGCATATTGCCCGTGTATGTGCAGTTAAGGGGCAGTCCCGCTCTCTTGAAGCAGTCTATTACAAGGCTGCTGCAATCATAGTCAGGCCCCCAACGGTTTGCCTGATCGTAGCCGTGACTGTCGTCCGCCGCTATCTCAAACGCGCGGGTCACGGCGTTGTCAATGATTCCCATAGTGTCCTCCTACTCTGTATACTCCACGCCGTACCGGTCGAAAAGCTCTTTAACCTTTGTGTTCTTGAGAATTTTTTGCTGCTGGCCATGATTCAGCGCATCATAAACCGTCTGCAGCGCGGTCTTGGTATCGGCGGCTACTTCCTCCGCAGCTATCGTCCATTTCCCTTTACTCATTGACCGTTACCCCCAGCACATTCAGTGCGTTCTGCATGTCCTGCTTTTCCTCATCAGTTCCACCCTGCTTTATCTCCGCGATTCTGGCAAGGATGGCGTTCTTCCGTTCCTCGATAGTCATTCAGCATTCACCCCCAATGCCGTTTCTATCTCTGATAAAGCCGCTTCGTACTGCTTGTTTTGACTTGACAGATATCCAGTCTGCGCCACATACGCTTCACCCAAGTCCTTCCACGGAGTGACCATCTCGCCCCGGAACATCATGCCGTTCTCCTGTACCCACGTTTCGCCTGTCGGGACGAAGCGGAAGCTCTCTATCCACTTATCGCACTTGCCGTTGAAAGCATCAGTCTCGATTGCTCTGCGCCCGTCAGCTGCGGAGACGTAGCACTTATAATCACTGTCTATGTAAATCGTCACACCGCGTCCTCCTTATTCAAGCCATATTTTAGTGACTCTCGCACTGAAAGATCCGGTATTTTTCATCGTGTAAAAATACATTGCGATGTAATAGGCCGTGCTTCCCACATTTGACACATCCAGCGATAGTGTTTGTGAACCGGAAAGCGACGTGAAATTTGTCTGTGCAACAAAATCATTGTTGTCGTAGCTATTGCTACTTTTTAGCCCCCACGAGCCCTTACTGCTACTGTCAAGGACTGTGCTCGCATTTGTAAGGGATATCTTTAGGGTCTTATAACCTGCGCAGCTAAATTTAGGTGTGATGTAAAATGTACATACTGCCCAAGCCCCGCATTCCCAGAGCATATATGCGTTGTTTTTCGTAATACTTGACGCGCTATTGTCGTCGTTGCTTCCTACGTCAAACGCTGTTCCGGCGCTGTTCTTGCCGAAGGAACCGGCTTCGTAGATCACAAACTCATACGCCAGTACTACGCTCTGCACTTGATCCTTGGCGACGTAGACCTGTTTTGACACGGTTTTCCCCGCCGTGTTCGTCGCGGTCAGCGTATAGGATGCGTTGCCGATTGGTGCAAGGAATATGTAGGCCTTGGCGCTTGATGTGGTGTTGGTGTCTTTCGCGAACTGCTTTCCACTGGATGTGCCCTTGACTACCAAGGTGCTGTTCGCTGGGTAACTGACGCGGATGACTCCGGCAACATTTGTAATGCCTTTTCCCGACAAAACATGAATCACGATATCACCTCCACATCACCTGTGATGAGCCAGACATCACCATTAGTTGCATCAGTGGACATCTTCTGCAAGGCGATCATATTGCAGCGCTCAACCAAGCCGAGGACAGCACTCTGGCTCTTCCCCAGAAGTGTTCCTTCGCCACGGTGAAGCAGTCTCACTCCGCTGATACTTATCCTTGTTTTGTCGGACGGCCAAAGCTCAGTGAAGGCCACGGCAAACCCGTTTGATATTGCAGCGCTCAATTCAGCGTTCAGCGTCCATGTTTTTGTTGACCCGGCAGATGTCCAGCCCGCATAATACGTGTTGCCTGCATCTGAATTTTCAAGATTCTTCCCGGCAGTCGCGCTCACGACCAAGCCGCACCGTCCGGATACCGACAATTTCGATTGAGTGATCTCGCCGTCCGGTATCTTTGCAGCAGTAACAGACCCGTCAGCAAGGTCGGCGGTCTTGATGCTCCCCGTCGCGATGCCGCCCGTGGCATTGGTGATGCCGCGTCCGTTGCCGCCGTTGACGATGAGCGTTGCGATGGGGATAGTCACTGCCGCTGTTGGCTTTGTTTTTGCGAATATCTCAATGTGCCCATTGCTTGCGAATGCCAACGCTGCGAAATTACCGCTCACTGCATCGCTCTGGTTGAATGCCACTATCGGGAAGTCATCTCCCGTCGCGCCGCTGATCGTGATCTGTGCCTTGTAACTGAATCCCGCAAGTGTGGTAGTATCCGCCGTCCATGCCGACACGGCGATCACCTGATTCTCGACGTAGCGCGAGGATATATCCGCCGCGCGAATCTGTCCGTAGTTCAGCCATTCATTACGCAGGCCGTCAAAGATGTACAGGTTATAGGGCGTCGCTGCGCCTACACTGTACGCATCGCCGATGTTCTGCGGCGCGGATGCTTGCAGCTCCGCGACCGTGTTGAAGTGGCCGAGGATTTTGAGATTGCTCCCGAACGGCACAGCGCCGATGTTCTCTCGCGCCTGTGCTTTCTGAGAATCAGACAACTCCTGCTCAGCGTTGAATCTGACCGCGCCCGTTAGGGTGTCGTCTATTTCCTGATGCAGTTGAGATAGTGGGAAGTAAGATACTGTGTTTGTCGCCATGTTTTTTTTACCGCCTAATTTAATAATAAATTATGAGCACGCCTGCATTTCCCTTTGTCCCGGCGCTGCCTTTGCCGCCGTTGCCACCGGGATACGAAGCCGTGGAGATCAGCGTTGAATACTCATGATTCCACCAGTAGATTGCAGTGGCGCCGCCACCGCCGCCGCCACCATTGCCGCCGTTGCCGCCGTTGCCGTAGCCGTCGAGCGTCGGGATTGCATCAGCTGCATCGGCACCTTCACCGCCTATATCTAATACAATCCAGCCATCTTGTTCGATGAAGTTTCCATCCGCATCCCTTTTCCAGCCGCCTGTTCCGCCGTCGTGACCGTTGACGCCATAAGCAGCACCGCCGCCGCCCGTGCCACCGTATTTGATCGTCAGGTTCGCGCTGGTGCCGACTTCGGCTCCGTTGAAGTCCTGCGTTTTGCCGCCCTTGCCGCCTTTGTATTTAACACCGTTATATTCAACGTCTTCACCGTTGGCGGCGCGTTGAGGCGACGAACCTATAGGCGGGTTCCTGCCGCCCTTGCCCCCAGCAGCACCGTCAACCCCGCCATTTCCGGGCAGCGCGTAGACCGCCCCCGAAAATAGCTCGACGAAACCTGAACTTGACGCGTGACCATTTGCAGACGAATAGACATCATCAGCAGCATAAAGCAGTGTGTTACCGTCGGCGTTCTTATAACGGAGGAACGCCAGGTTTGCGCAATCGATGGTTACGGAATACACCTTTCCGCCTGTGCCGCCCTTGCCACCTTTTCCACCAGCCCCGCCGGGGCCGCCGCCGTCATCATCGCCTTTGCTGCCTGTTTTTCCATCAGTCCCGCTCTCACCGTCTGAGCCGTGGCCGATCAGGACACAGCGTATCTGCGGCACGTCCTTCGCGTAGACGCTATCGGGAATATTCCAGCGCTGCTCTGTATCTTTAAGCTCAAGGATCGCCCTTTTCCCGAAAGACGTGCCCTCGGCCACCGGCATATAGTCCTGTATCCATTCGCATTCAGCTTTCAGGAAACTCGACACCATGGTGGACTTCTTTGTGAGGAAGGCATTTGTCGGCTCGTGAAATGCGTTCTCGAAGCTATATCTCTTTCCGGTCATTTCGCCATCAACGATGATCGAATTCTGCACGGTCGTTGCGTGAAAGTAGTAGGCTGAAAGCCTCGCAAGGACATTCTCGGAATTAGCCATAGTCACCAGCGTCGCCTCTTCGACGGTGACGATCTTCTCGGTCAAGGCTTCAGCGTTATCCGCGGTCAACCGCTTTACCGTGTGTACATACGGCTTCCCCTTCAGGACTCCCGTGCCGGATACGACGGCGTAGTTCGTCCCCGAAGAGCTTATCGTGAGGTCTCCGCCCTCCTCTACCGTCAGGGAGGGCGCATATACAGGCTTGTCGAAGGTCACAATCACGTTCTCGACGGCCTCGGCCTGCGTGTCGTACAGTACCTCATATTCCGTTGTAGACAGATAGTGGTATCCGTGTTCAAGCACTTCCACCCTTGAGGCAGGTTCTCCGTAGACGACACTGCCACCGTTGAACACGCGGTTGCTCGGTATCTTCTGCGAGTCAACAGCCTTAAGGAACGTGAACAGCATGCCGCCCGTGTCCGACCGAGTGATAGTGACTCCAAACGCGACAAGCAGCTGATGCAGGTTCCGGCGGCGCGTGGAGTACGGCAGCCATCCGAACACCTGAAGCTCCGCGACGTCAGGTTCGATCTCGTAGCTGTATTCGTCGCCCATGATCTCTGCTGCCACCGCGTCGAAGCGCTGCCCGGTATAGATGCCGCCCTTGCTGCGCTGCCTGTTCATCAGGCCGACAGCAGACATGCAGTTGATCTTAAACAGGTTCTTTCCCTGCCGGTCGACCGTGTTGCAGTAAAACAGCCCGTTGATCTTGCCGTCGACGTAGAACCTGACCGGCGTTCCGTAGGGGATATTGCGGATATCGTAATTATATCTACTGCAGAGGACGTAGCCGTCCGCAGATATTAGCCCGTTGTAATTTTCCTGATCTGCTGGAGTGAGAATGTACTGAATTAACAGATTGTAGCTGACAATAGGGACGAACTGATCTATAAACAGCTCATCGCCTATTGGTGACACCGCCGTCTCTTCAGTCACGTTCTTGATGCTGTCGTTATAAAAGGTCAGGATCGGCGCGTTTTCGTCGCCGATCACTACTTTATTCGGGATGGCTCTCATAGTGGGCTTCTCCCCTCAAATGTTATGGTGCTCGCGAACCAGTAGTCCTTCCCGTCGGTGCCCGTCAGCCTGTGCCCAGCCTGTATATCGCTGTATATCGCCTCGATGGTCTTATACTCCCGCTCGCACAGGTCGAAGTAATAGACCTGTGCGTAGTCTTTCTTATACAGATTCGCAATAAAAGCCGATAGTTTGTCCTCGTCGACCGGCATGAAGCCGAATGTCACGATTGGTCTGACCGCTATGACGTCAACGGTAGTGCTCCCGTCGAGCATGTCGCCGCCGGCGTCGCCCATGATTTTCTTGTATGTGACAGAATACCCGTAACGGGTAAAAATCGAGGAGCAGTCTATGTTATTCACTTTGATATCCTTGTTCATAGCCCGCTCCTCCTTATGCCTTGATCAGTTTCTGACCGTGGTAGTCTTCTTCCTTGAGTATGTAGTTGTATATCTTCCTCGCGACGGTCGCGCCGTCGAGCTCGGTTCTGGACTCGATGTTGAGGACAATCGGCTGCGCGGCTGCAGCGTTCCCCGCTCCGCCCTTGCGCCAATTGTCCGCCTCGCGTGACGTGAGCACGGCCTCGCCGCGGTGAAGCACAGCGGGGTATCCGTTATAGGGTACGTAGTCAAGGCCGCCTGCGTGGCCTCTGCCGCCGCCTGTGGAAGCGCCGATTCTCGACAAGGCGTTGTTTATCCTTGCCGCAGCTGTGCTGGCAATGCTCTCAGCAACAGCGTAAACGTCGCTGCTTTTGAACCACATGCCATTGATGAACTGCTGCATGGCCGACTCTCCTGCGCCCTGGAACTCGCCAGAGTACACCGCAGTTTTTACCGCTTCCGCGGTGCGCGATGCGACGTCGGTGCCGGCTTCTTCCGCGCTGGTGTCGTCATTCATTGCTTGGGCGATCTGCGTCGCTGGGTTTTCCGCATCCGCCGGAATGCCGATAGCCGTGAGGAATGCGTTTTTCCCTGCTTCGCCGCCTTCTGTCCAAAGCCTGATAAGCTCCGCAAGCCCTTCTTCACTGCCTGCGTTCGCTTCGGCCAGCATAGAAACGACACCTGCATACATCTCGGGGCCACCTGCAAAGAGCATATCGGCCAGCTCCTGCGGCAGCACGCCGACAAGCTGCGCCATGTTTTCCGAAAACTGGTTCGTGGCGTCGATATTGTGTTGCATATTCTCAAGCGCCTGTGCGTACGACAGCTCGCTCTCGGTGTTGATCTGTGAGAACATATTCGTCGCCGCGCTTGTGTAGGTGCTGAGAAGCTCTGTCGCTTCTTCGACCGTCATATTCACGCCGGTGAGCTCCACAGAAAAGCCGTTTGCGCTGACCGTCATTTTATTAAGGCCGTCAGCCGCAGCGTTCGCCGCATTCGCTACGTCCGCCTGTTTGGCTTCCATTTCCTCAAGCTGCGCCGTCGCCCGCTCGATTTCAGCGCCTTTCAGCCCCAGAGCCTCGCCCTTGGACACTTCATCCATGCTGGAGTTCAGGATAGCGTCATAGGAGCGCTTCATGGCTTCAAGCTGCTTCCGGGCTTCTTCGATGTCATCCGTATCAATCGGATGCTCCATCTTGTCGACGACCCGTGCCCACTTCTCGGTAAGGTTTGCAGCTCCTGCTACGAGTTTTTCTGTGAGCCCGAGTATGTCCTGCATCGCGGGCGCTAAGATAGTACTGAGCGCCGTCTTCAGCCGTGAGGTCTGCTCGCCGACTTTTGCCTGCGCGCTCTGCAGCCTAAGCTGGCTCTCTCGCGCCGCAATGACCGCCGCATTATTTTCATACATCGCCGACGCAGCATCGTTGTACTTCCCGGCCAGTGTGTCGGTAATCAGTGCTGTGCGCTCTTGCGTATCTGCGCACTGTGAAAGCTTGATGTTGAAATCGTCTTCTGAAATGCCAACCCAGTTAAGGGCATCGGCAAGGACACCCGTGACCTGGCCGACCTTCGCCGTCTCGTTGGAAGCTTCAATAAGCCCCTCTATAGGGAGAGAGTCTCCGAAGGTGCCGTTGACACCCGCCGCAATTGTCGTCCACCGGCTCAGTTCCTGCTGATTCGTGGACAGCCTTGCGAGCAGCTGTGACGCTTCCGTGGCTGTATCGACATCACCAAGGATTTTATAAAACTCGGTAAATGTTCCTTTGGCCGCCGCGCTGGAATAACCTACTGTCTGGAACGCCGTGTTGAGTTTGCCCATAGCAACGCGGAAATCCTCTGTCGATTCATCGAGGTTCCAGATTGCTTCCGCCGAGCTCTTTACAGTATTCCATATTCCTTCAATAGCTGACGCTATCAGGCTACCTTTTGCTGCTGCTTCGGTGAACTTTCCCGCGAGATCGTCCAGCCCGCCCGCAGCGTCACCGCTTTCGTCTCCGACGTCCTTAATGCCGTCTGCTGCTTGCCCCATTGCCGAGTCTGCCTGCTTTGCTTCAGTACCGGCATCGCTAACTGCGTCAGCCATCTTGTCGACTGCCGCATCCGCTTTCTCGGAATCGCTTTTCATGTCCTTTGTCGCATCGCCAAAGTTGTCAACGGATTTCGCCGCTTTGTCGAGGTCACTATCGAAGTTTCCCGTGTTGACACTCAGTTTCGCGAATAATTCAAATACGTTCACGGGTTACTCCTCTCCGCGTATTTTTGCCCACACGCGTTTGACAATCTCTTGCGGGTCAATGTCCGTTTCCGCAGGCCCCGGCGCTATCGTCTCGCTGTACCGCTTGGACAAGTGCATATTGTTCCCTCGGTCCAGCGCATACAGGGCGTCAGCAATGTAATGCCGGTATATTTCATCATCGCTATGCTTCTTGTATCTGGCCTGTGCGTATCGGCTTATAAGCTTCAGGTCTGCTGGCCCTTTATATTCTCCTGCGCAGAGCCAGAACGTATTTCTGCACTCCGCGCCTGAATAAAAAAAGCTTTCCACACCGGATCTGAAATAAGGTCTGCCCAGTCACTCAGCGCCTGAGCATAGCTCAGGGTTGCTTTGTATTCTTCAGGCGTGGTCTCGTAGCAGACGGCCATGATGGCCGCGAAATCATCCTCATGCTTGCTGAGGATCTTGAAAAGCTGCTGGAGCATATAGGACTTCCCGTCGCGGCCTTCGGGGCAGTGCTCCTTCTTGTACAGTTCCCGCGTTTCCGCGTCCTCGGCGATATTGCATATCGGGTCGATGATAGTGGCAAAGGCGCTTATCGCGCCCTTGCCTTTAATTTCTGAAAGCTTCCTCATATCAACCGCCCGTTTCTGCTGCGCCAGCGGATATGTACAGTTCAAACGGAACCGTTTCCTGATCTTCTATGCTGGTAAATCCCGTGAACTCCGCGCTGAACTGGGTCTTCCCCTTGTTCGCCGATTGCAGCGTGAATCCGCCTGTCGACAGGGCGTTGATTACCTTAATAGCGATGAACCCGCCCTTTGTCGCGCCGTTCTTATCGGAATAGTCGCCGACATACCAGATATCGCCGAAGTCGGTATCCTTGAGGTCGACGCGCGGCGTAATCTTAGTGGTGTCGGTGGTGTCGATGTCCGCCGCTGCGATCAGCTTCTTCCCGAGATTATTATTCATCGTCACAAAAGTAGTGGACAGCTTGACGGTCCAGCCGTCGCACTGCGCCAGTTCTTTTGTGTTGCGCGGGCAATTATCGATTCCGTCGCCGTTATCGATTATCGACGGTACCGCCGAAAAGTTGCTGCCGCCATTTGTCGCGCCGAGAATTTTACTATCATCAGGGGCGGTGGAGGGCGCCGCCGGGTTGAACTCGCTGAGAATAACCCCCGCATTCAAGGCAAGTTCCTTAAATGTATTTGTCGGTATCTTGGTAAATTTCATTTCTGCACCTCAGTCCTGTGTAAGGTAATCGGCCGTTATCTGCAGATAGCGGCCTTTGATGTTGTCGTCGGCTTGGTCGGTCTGTGCCTGTGAGAATGGCGAACCGCGCTGAATCAGCACCGCTCCGCCATCGCACGGAAGATACACTCCTCCGCCGATCGCTGTTGATATCTCCTGCACTTTGGCATTTATGTTTAACTCACTCTTGCCGTAGTACCAGAGGTTGACCACGATGGGCACGGAACCGTCATCGATTGAGCCAATGTTCGGTTCGTACACCAGATACGGAAAAGCCGTGTCTGCTTCGGCTGCGGCTGGGTACGCAGGGAGGCCGAAGCCCGAGAAGAACGTATACAGCGCTGCTGCCTTCGTCACGGAAGCTTCACCAGCTTTCTGACGTTGTAGCGCTCGAAATCGAACGACGCCACTCGCGGCGCGGCGCTCGGAATGCCTACGACGATGAAGTAGCTGTCGCCATGCTTGAACACATCCTGTTCATCGAGCGACGTGCCCTTCGGGGTGATCACGGTGTCGGTATACTGCACCGTGGCCTGCTGCGCCGCCATTTGCTCGACCGGGGACATATCTTGAAACGCAACCTGTATCTCGATGCCCTCCGTCCATGTGTTGACGATGCCGCCCTCCGGGTCGCGCTCTTTGACCTTGTTCATGATCGTGCATGGCTCGTAAAAGCTCTCGTATAGGCTCATAACTTCCTCCATCTCGCAAGCTTCGCCGCGAACACATTTCTCCACGTCAGGGTTTTCTGTGTCCCGCTCCCGCTCGGCGCTGCTTTGCTATAGCTATATCCGCCGAAGCTCTCCGACAGGTACGGGCTTGCCACTGTCGCCGCGTTCTGGGCGTTCCATTCCTCGATCTCTTCGGCAATGGCTATGACCGCCTGTGGTATTGCAAGCGCCCAGACGGCCCCGTGGAAGCTCTCAGGGGCTAATTTGTCATCTGCGGCGCCGTACCGGTGAACGCCGTCGTTAAACACGCTCCCGATTATCCGGTAATACTGTCCGTTCTGGAGGAACGGCAGCGTGAGAGCCCCGTCAACGACGGTGTATGTGCCGACATGAACACCACCCGGCACGGTGAACCAGTTGCGGAGAAATCCGCATACTTCGTCAAGCGTTTCATTCATGCTGCCGTCCTCCTTTGCTTATCAGCCCATGTATACGCAAGCAAGCTCGGGGTAAATGAGCTTATAGCCGTACAGCACGTCCATGGACATTACTTCCTGTTTGGTCTCGGTATTGAAGCCGCGGTACACGCGGACGGAAACACCGTTGTACTCGTCACTCGCGACATAGGCTTCTACGCCCTTGGGGAGCATCAGCGGACGGGTGACGAAAGCGATCGCGTTCTGGTGGAATGCGATATTCGCGGTGTAAGCTCCGCCGACAGTGATAGCCTTGTTGTCGCTGGTGTCCTGCTGCAGCGCCGGCGCGATCTCGATGTCCTGATCAGCGGTGTCAAGCGTGCCTGCTCCGGTAACGACATAACTGGTGGTGTCGCCCGCGATGGTGAAGCGGTCGCCGACCTTGAATGCAGTCGTGAGACCGTCAACGTGGAGCTTAGTCGCGCCCTTGGTGGCTGCGCCATCAATAAGCACTGTGCCGGTCGCGCCGACTGCGTGCTCAAGCACGCCCTGCGACATGTAGTTATCAAGGCCGAACAGGCGGCCGATCTCGCCCTCGCGCAGGGTCTGCGGAGTGCCAGCTTCGGAGACGCGAGTCAGGTTCGGGATCTCAGACAGCTTTGCGTCTGCCTCGACGTCCCATACTGCGCGGCGGTTGGTGAGCGGTGCCTTGTTCTTGTTGAGATACTTGCGAATCGCAGACAGCGCCGCAAGATCGTTCGGCGTGGTGCCCGCAGTGCCGAGAACGCCCGGAATCTGCGAGTACAGCGCAAGGCCGTCGCGGTTGATCTTCTCGGCCAGAGCTACGGCGGCAGGCTCGATAAAGTCGGTCTGAAGCTTCGCCTCGGTGAGGTTGGTCGCGCCCTCGATTGCGCCCCACTTCACATCAACGGTTGCGATCTTGTCGAGCTTCACTGCGACGGAGCTCTCCTTCATGTCCTGACGCTGGACAGTGTCTCCGTCCTTGAAGCTCTTCGCCTCAAGGACTACCGGCTTCTTCACCTGAATGGTGTCGCCGAGGTCAGAGAAGTCATTGGAAAAGTCTCTGTAGCAGAGGTTCGGCAGAACGAGGTTCTCGTGCAGGCGCATGAGCGTCTGACGGGCGATGTTCTGCATGGTGATAAAGGTATTTGCCATTTCTGATCATCCTTTCTTGAGTCCGCGCTGATATGCGAAATATTCAGCGTCGGTCATCTTTGAGAAGTCTTTCTCTTCTCCGCCATCGGGGGGTGTTTCCACACCTGCCCCCTTGCTGATAATTTTGCCTACCAGCCCCGCAAAATCGCCGGTGACGAGGGCGTCGAGTGCTGCGGTGTCCTTGAGCTTTTCACCGTCAAGCTCGGCTGCATCGATCTCCGCGCCCGCTCCGCGCATCGCTATTTCAAGGCTCTTGCCGGTGATGCCCTTGCTCTCAAAATACTTGCGCACTGCCGTGGTTTTTGCGGTTTTGGTTTCCTTGGCGGTCTGGGCAGACTTGTAAGTCTCAAAGGCCGAGTGTTCTTCCTCATACTTTTTCTTGTAACCGCCATCGGCTGCTTTCAGATCGTCCAATTCCTTCTGAACGCCCGGAAGCTTATCAGCTGCGACTTTATATTCGTCGCGCTGTGTGGTGAGTCCGTTGATGGTCTCGGTGTGGAGCTCGATCACACTGTCGACCTGCTCATCCGTCAGCCCCATTGCTTTGAGGCCTTTTCTTGTGAGTGCCATGTTTATTCTCCTTTTTCGGTTCTTCGGCGGCAGTTCCTCGCCGCAGGAGTGGGTATAAAAATAAGCCCACAACTTTCGTTGTGAGCTTATTCTAAAATATTTATTTGGCTTTTGTGGCTCATTTTTTAATCGTGGGAAAGTGCATCCTCCAGAATGGCTTTGAACGTCTCAATATGATCCGCAACTGCCGGTTTTATGAAGTGCCTCGGCTTCTGTGGGACGCCGATTCTCCATTCCCCGGTCAGCGGATCTTTGTACACCCAACGTTTCTTCGGTGTGCCACCTACTTCCGAGTACTGGCCTGTCCCAAGTTCAACATACGTGGCATATTCGCTGTTGCTGCCCAGCGTTACAGACGGTTCATTCGGGTCGACCTGAAATGTGATTGAGTCTCTCAACGCCCCTGTGTCGACAGGGCAAAGTTTCGCCGCGTACTCCTGCATTTTCATTCCAATGCGGTATAAGCCCTTCAATATCTGCTCCTTGGTAGCCGCCTTGACCTGCTCTCGCATATCTGTTATGTTGAAATCCCAACTGAAAGAAAAATTACTCATAATCGTTTACCTCTTTTGTCGTTGACTTTTTCGCCGTTGCTGGTATATAATATACATGCAGTCCCGAAAGGCTCTGCATTGATGAGGCTCCCCTCCACCCCTTATTGGCGGGGGGGTAAAGCCTCATTTTTTATATCTAAAAACATTTGTCGCCTTCCCGTCGCGGAATACGATCACATCTGCTGAAAACTGGCCGCTCCGCTGCATTCGATATTCGATAGCTTCCCGCAATTTATCTTCAGGTGCATCCACTTCCGAGCAGTCTAAGATAACACCACCGGGCTTTTCTGTTATCTGCTTCAGTGCGCGGCGCAGGGCATCATCCACCGCCTTTGTGCTGGATACTGTTTTTAACTCCCACTGTTTTCCATCCCACAAATAATCCGGCATTTTCTTGCCGATTACTTCCGACTCTTGTAATAGCTCAATGCTGCCACCGAAATTGTTGTGCAGCCATTGAGCTACTTTTATTTCCTCTTTGTGAGCACCGCGGTCATACCCGTTTCCGTATGCGATTCTGCCTGCTTCAGGGCTCGCATAAGCGAGATACTCAGAAAGCGCATCGTTGCCATCTCTCTTCCCGTTCCATGCTTCCCACTCGTCGTAAGTCATGTCCGGGATGATTTCCCACTTGCCTGTTTCCGGGTTTCGGGCTCTGCGCATAGTGGGCTCCCGCTCGAACTGTTTGTCCGTCTCAGTTATGAGACCGCAGCGGCAGTTGTAGATATTCCACCCGCTCGCGCCGAGTGAATGATCTCCGGGGAACATAAGCTTCTCGCCACCAACATCAAACGGCTCGCCGACTGCCCGTATTTGTCCGTCTGCATGGCGGTGCGCCGGACGCGTTCGGGAATCCAGAGTCGCAAGCCATCTCTGCGTGACCTTTATCCCCATATCCGCCGCGCGCTTGAACGTGTCAGCCCGGCCTCCATTTTCCGCCGCCGTGACCGCGGTGCGGGCCGTGCGTATCGCGCTCTCGACGTTCATGTTGACAAGCCGGTCGCGTAAGTCCTTTGCGATTTTCCGTGTGCTCTTCCCCTGTATGATCCCGCTCGTAACAGCTGCCGTGATTTGCTTACGTCCATACTCCAAATCAATTCCGCGGGCAAGCGCCCGTTTTGCTGGGTAGTACGGCATCAGATCCGGGTGCTCCATTATCAGGCGACGGATCGTATTCTCATCGAGAAGCGTAAAACTGTGGTATTTGTACCTCGTAGATTTCTCGACCCTGTACGCCGCATAGTTGCGGTTGATTGTGTATATCGTGGGCGTCTTATCATTGACGTAAGCCACGGCGGCTTCATTCGCGCGTGTGACACGTTCCGCCAGCTTATCGCGCAGCTCTTCGAAGCGCTTCCCCCGGCCGATATACGCAAGTCTCCACTGTTTGTACTGCTCCGCCGTGATCTTTCCCGCTTCTAACAGCAGCTGCATCTCGCGATCCTTGTCGGCCAGCTTGGCAAAGTGCTCGTCTATCGTTTGCATGAGCTCCACGCTCGCAGCCGCAAACGTGCGGCGAATCTCTTTCTCAATTTCAAGCAGTATCTCGTCCGTCAGAACGCGGCCTTCGTCCCGCTCCATGTTTTACTCCTCGCCTCCGGCGTTATTGGCTGGGGGATTATTGTTATTATTAGGCGGGTTCCCGTTATTGGCAGCGGCAAAATCGTTGCCATAACGAGCGACGTTATTGTTCTCCATAGCATCAATCCGTGCCGCGACTTCGTCTGCCGAAAGCCACGGCAGCTTCTTTAACGCCAGCTCTTCTCCTACCAGATCCAGCGCCTCCATGACCATGTCCGTCTGCTCTTTCTGGTTGCTGACTCGGTTACGTTTGAAGCTCGGTGTTGCGTCCTCTTCCGATATGCCCTGAAGCGCGAGCAGCGCCACAATGCACTCAATGATCTGGAACTCGAAGTCGTCCGCCTCCTCGTCCATGGGCTGATAGGCGGCGTCAATGTGGTCATTCGTGGCGCCGGCGGCGATGGTATGTACGTCAAGTCCGCCGAAGTCCTCATAAATCCCCGCTCTGATCTCCTGCAGATATTCTTTCCGGGCTTCATACGGTATCTGCTGGGTGTACGGCTCGGCAGCATCATTCTCGCCGTCGTCATATTCGGAATTCACCGACGCAATGTGCTGCGTCTTCAAGCGGGTGCGGAACTCGGCGAGCGATGCATCATCCATACCGCCCGCTCTCTTGACGATCCAGTATATTTCCGCGCAGTCCTGAAGATTGTTCGCGAATCCGGAACGGATGAGGTCAAAGGAATCTATCTGCTCGCGCATACCGACAAGGGTGCTCTGCTTGAGTTCCGAGCCGTAAAGCGGGATTATCGGCAGAACGCCGTTCCAGTTCTCTTCCCCGGCCACCTCGACCTCGCCCGTTGCCTCTACCTTGCGTATCGTGATCTTGTAGGCCGTGTATCTGTCCCGCTCGGGCGGTATTGCTTCGGGTTGCCTGTCTTTCCGGTATATGAATTTCTTATAGCCCCGCTCCGTGTAGAGTACGGCGATCAGCGGCTTATCAGCCGCAAGCTGCCAGAATCGGATTCCCGCTCTCACTGCGCCGGTGTCCTCGTCCGGCAGTGGCTTGAACTCCGTGACTGGGAACACGTACATCTGACTGCCGTTCCAGAAGATGAAGCTCCGGCCGTGGATCAGCGCCTTGTACGCGGCCTGTTTAATCTTCACGTCAGCATTCCTGCCAAGCTTCTTCTTTGTCTCTTCTTTCTCGAACGTGAGGCCGTTGCCCAGAGAGTACATATTCCGTTGCGTGTTCAGCCTGTGGAAAAAGTTGGAGCAGATTTTATTGTTTGCCGCCGTGATATCCACGATACGAACGCCAGTCACATCCATCATGGTCTGGACGTAGTTGCATATCGTCGTGTTACGCTTTTTGTCGTATTGATCCGCCGTCAAGGCGATTTCGTACTCTACGCTGGCCTTATGTTCCGCGATTGCACGCTTTACGAAGTCTGCGAGCTCTTCCGGCTTCACAGTCTCGAAGTCCTGATAGGTCAGGAAACTCATAGATATTGCCCTCCAAATATCGTCGAAATGGTTTTGTCTTTGCCGTCTTTATACGCACTGCGCAGCAATGGGCGCAGGATCGTGTATGCGAAATACCGGGTGTCGTCCATCGCGTGGTCATTCTCTTTGATGACCGTGTCGGTTGTGGCTTTTTCGTTCCAGCGGTACAGCTTGAACTCCCGCAGGCAGCTCTCGCAGCTCTCGTGAACGGTTATCAGTCCCGCCTTCAGGCACGCCGCCGTGAAGCGGATACCGTCAAGCACATCGTTTTTCGCTTTCTTCGTCTGGAACTTTTTCTTTTTCCGGATCAGCGTTATGAATGACGCCGCCGATGGGTCTATTACTACGCAGCTGATCGTCAGGTCACCCGCCAGCTCTTCAAGCTTGGCGTAGTATTCGTCGTCCGTCAGTTGCTCCCGCTCCTCACGGCCAGAATAGTAAAACTCCCGCTCCCGCTGCGCTTTCTTTCCGTCCCATGACCATAGCCCTGCCGAAAAGGCGTTGAATGTGCCGTAGTCTATCGAGATGAACCAGCGCTGGGGATTCGCCGCGTGCTCGGTCTTGATGTTCGCTTCTGTGAACTCGGTGTACACAAGCCCCTCGGCCACGCACCACTCGCCGAGGATGAAGCGCTGATAGAACACGCCGCTGTACATCCCCCGGTATCGGGCTTTTGTCTCCTCGCTCAGAGAGAGGTTATCATCCATCGTGAAATGGAGATAGATCAGATGCTTCCCGCTCTCCTCGCCGAGCTTATCTATCCATTCTTTCTTGAACCAGTGCTCCGGGCTGTCCGGGTTGCAGTTAAACCAGAACTTTGAACCCTCGACCGAGCATCGCGCCGTCGCTTGGTTGACGAAGCTCTCAGGCATCAGCGCCACTTCGTCAAACAGCACGCCCGCGAGCGTTATGCCCTGAACCAGATCCTGGCTGCTCTCGTCCTTGCCGCCGAAGATGTAGAAATAATTGATCACCGAGCCGCGGCGTATCTCGATGTAATTGTCCGCGCGGTGATAGGCGTATTTATATCCCCGCGTTCGCAGCATCCGTTGCAGCGGTCCGAGTACGTTTCTCCGGAAACTGCCGACTGTTTTCCCGCACATGCCGAAGGCCTCTTCATGGAACGACGACATTGCCCACATAACGTAGGACAGCGCCATTGACACCGTCTTCCCGCTCCTGATCGCGCCGTCAGCGATGATGCCCTCATAGTCGGAAACTCCGCTCGACGGCATCCACCATGTCAGAACCTGCTTTTGTTTGTGGGAAAACGGTTGAAACTTGAATCCGGCGCTCCTTATGCTTCGTCTTGCCATATTCTCGCCGCCTTCTCGTTCAGCGCCTCAAGGAAACCGTCGTCCTCAAGCAGCTCCTGCGTCTCGGTTATGATCTCGCGCCATACTTCCGGTTTGCGGTTCTTCAGCCAAAAGATTATGGCAGCCACGTCCGGCGGCATGGTCTTCTCTGTCACTGTGACCTTGGCCGTGCCGTTTTTTATGCCATTTACGGTGCCCTCTTTTTTGACCTCTGTATACGTGTAGCCGAGAGCGCGCTTTAACAGCGCGTTCTCGACTTTTATGTCCACGATTTCTTTCCCTTTGGACACCGCCTCGGTGATGTCCGGGAAGCGGCGCTTCCAGTCGTAAAAGGTCGACGGAGCGACGCCTATTTTTTTCGCGAGGTCTTCATCGGTGCAGCCGTCGCGCGCCCAGGCGGCGAGCAGCTCAAGCCCGCTCTCGGTGCGCCACGGCGCATATTTGCCCCTTGTGCTGGGCTTCCCTCCGGCTGCCGGTTTCTTTTTCGTGCCGGGCTTCTTCTTGGCTGCGATGTGGCTCACCTCCTCCTGTCAGCTTTACCTCGGCACTCAGTTTGTCCTCGAACCCGAAATCAAAATCAAATCCCGACAGGTCGACCTTTTCAAGCTCGGCCGCGAGTGCATCCATGTCCCACGGGGACTCCGCCGACTTGTTGTCGACGATTCTGAACTGTGCTATCTCTTCTTCGGTCAGATCATCGGCTATAATGCACGGCACAAGCTGGTCTCGCAGCACGTTTGACCGCTGTGCCGCCTGTACGCGCCCGTGTCCGACGATGATGACTCCGTAGGGGTGTCTATTACCACTGGCTGCTTCCAGCCGAAATTCTCGATGCTGTGGGCAATGTTGGCAAGCTGCGATTCTGGGTGGGTCTTTGCGTTGTTTTCGTAGGGGCGCAGCTCATCGAGCCGCTTGTAAACGATGTTCATCTTTTGCATGATCCCGCTCCTTTTTTATGGACTCCGGATTCTCCGGATTCATTTACCCGCTCGGCGAGCCGCCTGCGGGTGTGAAAAAAGCCCGTCTGTCCGGGCTGTCAAGCGTCTTTCCGCTTTGCCGCAGAAAAGGAGAAGATGAAGAGAGGATCATCTGTCCTTCTGCGGATATGATATCAACTTCTTTTGGCTTTCGTGGCTCATTTTTTTCTGCCGTCCACAAGCCCTAAATTTCCGGCAACGGCTTTGAGGAAATCGCGGTGCCATCTTTTTGCCGTCGCCTCAGATATGCCAGGCAGCGCGAGCGCCGCGCCGGGGATGTTGTAGCGAATGCGCGACCAGTATATCAGCCTGACCAGTTCGAGCCGTTCGTCTGCATCCGCGCAGCTGTCGCGCGTCGTCTGGATTGCTTTCTCGATCGCGCGCCGCTCCGCCGGACGCTGGTTGTCCGGATACCGGTAAAGGGTCTTTTTCACGTATCCCCACCAATCGTATCTGGGTTTGCTCATCTCCCCGCCCCTCCCGTCAAAGCTTATCCAGCGCAGCGAGGTCGAGGAAGGTCTGTCGCGTGAAGCCGTAGTCCTTCGGTGCCGGTGCCGGTTCTTCCTGCCGTCTGATCTCCTCGCGGGTCTTCGGCGGTGCGTTCAGCTCCGCGCGCAGCCGCGCCCGCTCTTCCGGCGAGCGCTTGTCTTTCACTCTGTCGAACTCGATCTCCGTCAGCTCCCCGCGGAAACCACAGATGCCGCACGCGCCCCGGCCCCCGCGCTGGCGGATGGGCGGGATGTCGTGCAGGGTGAACAGCGTGTTTAGCTTCCGGTAGCAATCTGTGCACAGATGATCGTAAACCATGTTGCTTTTCTTCATGTCTCGCTCCTTTCTGCGGCGGGCTCTCCGCCGCTGCTGCTTATGTCTGCTGCTTTCTTCTCCGGCAGGATGTAACGGATGTACTGAGGTGCGCCGCGCTTATACTCTGCGCGCTGAATGAGCTTGCAGTTGCGGGGCACTCTGATCTCGGCGTCGCTCACGGCTACGCGGTCTTTCGGCTGCGGGCGGATGAGATTGCGGGACGATACGAACTTCTTTGCGTTGAGTGCCCCGCGCACCTGAGCTATCAGGTACTCTGCTATCGGCATATAATCCTCCTGCTTGCTCAGGGGCTTGCAGTACGTGCCGCCGTGTCCCCACTTCATGCGGACGATGTGCTCGCATGAGGCCGGGACTATCAGGTGATGATGAACGCGCACGGTCTCCTTTGTGTCGCCGTCCATGTCGGATGTGATTGCTATGTACTTGAGCTCATCGGCGCGGTCTTCCTTTTCGAGGGCACGCTTCACCCGGCGGAGATAGTTCACCATCTCCTGGGCAGCAGCTTCACGGATGCAGCGCAGCTGATCCTCTTCGGGCAGGCTGTCATAATCCGGGGCAACTTTCCGGGCGGAGCGTTCGAGCTTCTTGTATGAGGCATCGGAGTAGTCAAGGCCAAGAAGGATATCTCCGTGTGTAAAGTTCGCATTGATGAGACGGGCAAGGCGCTTCTTCGTGGAGTATTCATTCTGCTCCTGCTTCTTGATGCTGGATTCTTCCTTGCGTCTGTTGCGCCGGGTGCGATCACCGAGGACGAAGTACTTCGTCTTCTCGCCGACCTGCCCGGCTTCGTATGTTCTGACTACCCAATATCCGTCTTTCATGGTGCGCTCCTCTTCTCTCTATTAAAGAATGGCGGATTACTTAGGCTCTTACCGAGCTCGCAAACGCGCGTGCGCGCGCGTCTGCTTTTTCAATATTCTCCGCCTCAAAGTGGGCTCTAAGGTGCTGCCGGTCCGCGGCAGCACCTTACAATCTACTTTGTCTTTTCGGGGAGGGCGGGCGCGTTATGCTCCCGCTCCTCCGTCATTGCTTGCTCTCCTGTTCCATGCTTCGGTTGCTTCGGCATCGCTTGAATATCGGTGCGACATCGGGTAGCAATTGCTTTGTGCATAGCATGAGGTGCACTCCACGAATGATCCTTCTGCTTTGTGTTGAAGTCTCGCTTCTCCTCCGCAGAACGGGCAGGGTTTTAATTCAGGCATCTATTCATACCCCCAGCTTATCCATTATCGCCGCGAGCTCGCACGTCGCCTCGTTAAGTGTCTTGAGCTGTTTAATGAGAGCGTCTTGAAAGCACCTTGGAAGATCTGCCTCGTCTCTGTCAGGGTTGCTCACGCCGAACATGTGAGCATTTATCTTTTGTGCCATGGTCAGGATTTCTTGTGCCATGTTATTGGCCTGATCCATCATGCTTGAAAGCGGGGCCATATTCCCCTGGAGCATCCCCGCCTCCGGGGCGCCAACGCAATTTTTGTTGTCTTCGTAACTCATAATTTTTTACTCCTCCATTCTGAGCAGCCGCCGTTGTTCTTCCACACGCAGCGGTCACATTTGCCGTAGCACTTTTTACGTTTGGTCATTGCTGCTCCTCCTTTTCTCTCCGTGGAAGCAGAAGTAATACTCCGGGACAAGGCAGTCCTTGCAGGCACCATAGGAGCAGCACAGTCCGACTGGGTCTTTATAACTGTGCTCGCAGTCCTTACAGCGAGTCACCTCCATGGCATCAGCCGCAGGTGCTTTCCATATAGGACAGGATTCTTTATCACAGTATTCATTGTGGCTATGGCAAAGGTTCTCGCAGTAATTTTCTCGGTCTATGTATTCAGCCATCCTTTATCTCCTCCTGTTCTTCTTCATCTTCTTCATCTTCTTCATCTTCTTCATCTTCTTCAGGCCTCCGCCAGAGCATTTCAAATGTCAGGACTACTTTTCGGGTCTCGAAATTAGCGTTAACTTCGTGAAGGACGGCTGGGTAAGGTGTAACGCCAGCATGCCCCGAATCGAAGTTGTTCGTCAGAATAATGACTGCATCGCCGAGATCCGTGCCATACAGATCCAGCACGTGAGGGTCGCGTGATACTCTACCCGCCGATGGAAGTTCTCGAACACGGTGCGAACATTTGAGGACAGCAATCTGCTCCTTGCCGGTCGGGTCTGTCTCAAACAGAACGTCGCTTATAACTCGAAGCGCATCTTCTTTTCTGATATATTCATCCATTATCGGTTACCTCCAAATCCATCTTCGCGCCGCAGTTGGGGCAGTATTTCATCTGTGCAGCAAATCCAATTTCGCAAGCAGAACAGTACCAAATATCCCCCGCGGCCTGACTGTGGAACGGAACCCATCGGCCATTGGCGTTCTCCTTGTCCTCAAAGCGTTTGAGGAATTCGCGCAGCTCCGCGCATACCCACCCCGCAAGATAGAGAAGTGCTAACACGCCCTCCATGCTATCGGTTCCGCCATACAGCCAATCCACCATTGCAAACATAACATCCTCATCAGACATGGTTTCTGGAATCTCGTCTGGTTCCATATATCGGCATATAAGCTTTCGCATTAAATCAAGCAGGGCGATGTCTGTACCGTTCTCTCCGTATCCGCGCACCCACGTTT